ACATTTACAACAAGAGGATGTATAATTTATAACGACTCAGCTACTGGTGATCCAGCAGTTATGGTTATTGATTTTGGAGCAGACTATTCTGTAGCAGGTGGTACATTTGAAATACAATGGCCTACTAATGATGCGTCAAATGCGATCTTAAGAATAGCGTAAGGAGTTAAATTATGGCATCAACTTGGTCAAACTTAGGTTTGCGATTAATGGCTACAGGTGAAAATGATAACACCTGGGGCGCACAGACTAATGATAACTGGAATAGGATGGAAGATTCTACAGACGGTTACATATCTGTAGCACTAAGCTCTACAACGCATACTGCAACATTTACTACACAACCGACATCTTATGCTTCTGAAGAAGGAAGAAAGCGTGTCATTAACTATACAGGTTCTCCAGGGGGCACGTGTACAGTAACACTTCCTAATATTGAAAAGGTGTTTGTAGTTAGAAATAATACTGACCAGTCATTAATATTTACTGCAGGAACAGGAGCACAAACAGTGACTCTTGCGTCTGGCTTTGATGCTCAAATTTATGTAGACGGATCTGATGAGGTTCATAATTGTTTTGACCAAATGACAGGTTCGGTTCCTACAACTTCACAAGTAGTTACAGCATTATCAGGGGCTACACTAACAGGCGCTCTAACTATTGATAATGATCTTACACTTCAAGGGGCAGCGGCTAATATAGTATTTGACGAATCTGATAATTCCCTAGAATTTGCAGATGATGCGAAAGCTACATTTGGAGATGGTGGTGATTTATTAATTCATCATGACGGTGCTAACTCGTTAATTGATAGTAACACAGGTGAGTTACAAATATTGTCAGATAACTTACGAATTAAAAATGCTGCAAACGATGAAACACTTGCTGAGTTTACAAACGGTAGCTCTTGTGATTTATATTTTAATAATACAAAGATAATTTCAACTACAGCAGATGGGCTAGCAAACAATTCAGGTAACTTAACATTAGATATTGCAGACTCTTTAATTATTGATGTTGACGGTTCAGATATTTTATTAAAAGATGGTGGCACACAATTTGGAGCTTTAAGAAATACTAGTGGAAACTTATTTATTCAATCAGGTTCAACGACTGCTGCTACGTTCAGTGGTGCAAATGTTACGTTTGCAGGCACACTAGCGTCGGGGGCCATAACTAGTTCGGGCGACATCACAGCGTTCTCAGATGAAAGATTAAAGACAGATATTAAAACAATTGAAAGTGGTTTAGATAAAGTTTCTAAAATGAGAGGTGTAACTTTTAAAAGAGATGGCAAACTAAATAGTGGTGTGATTGCACAAGAGCTAGAGAAAATAGCTCCTGAATTAGTTAAGACTGCAGATGACGAGATGGGTACCAAATCAGTTGCTTATGGTAATATGGTGGCATATCTTATTGAAGCAGTAAAAGAATTAAAAGTAGAATTAGAAAACCACAAAAAGAATTGTCACTGTAAGGAGGAATAAATGGCTTTACCTAATAGTGGCCCACTCTCTTTAGATCAAATTCACGTTGAAGCAGGCGGAAATAGTGGTAGCTCCGCAAGCATAAACGATGCAGACATTCGTGGTATGATTGGAAAATCAGACGGTGCTCAAAGTTCTTTTAGTGATTTTTATGGTGCTTCTTCATCAGTAACTATTAATCAAACTATTTCAAATAGCACGAACAACTATAACATGGCCAGTAACAGAGGGCCTACATATTCTGCAGGAGTAACTGCTTATACACTAACTATTAATCCTGGAGTAACAGTTGGAACTAATTCAACAAGTTCTACTTCATTACAAACTGGTTCACCGTGGAGTTCTGGAGATACAATCATAGTAGAAAATTATGGTAGTGTCAAAGGTGGCGGAGGTCCTGGCGGAGCAGGCGGGAGTATATCTACTCCTCAAAACCTTAGCGGACCAAATCCTCAACACATTACTCCTGGAGTCGCAGGAACTACTGTAAATGGAGCTGCATTTAATGCAGCGTATCCTGTCACTTTTAAAAACTTCGGTTCTATTTATGGAGGCGGAGGCGGAGGAGGCGGTGGTGGCTCTAGAAGATTTGCAAAAGGTGGTGGTAAAAATACAAACCTTTATCAAGTAGGTAAAGCAGGCGGTGGCGGTGGAGGTGCTGGTGTTACTGCTGGTACTGGAGGTCCTACCACAAATGCAGGTGAACCTCTTAATAATGCAACAGGGACTGCTGGATCTTCAGGTACTGCTAATGCAGGTGGAGCTGGAGGAACTGGGGCTATGCAACCAGTAAATCAATTCGATAACATGGAAACATTTGGGCAGACAGGGGGCAGTGGTGGTGGATTAGGTTCCGATGGTGCTGCAGGGAATGTAAATCCATTTGGAAATGCAGCAGGAGATCATCAAAATGTTTTTTCTAATGCCGCTCCTGGAGGAACAAGAGGTTTTATAACTTCAAACTCTTCATCAATAACATTTAACCCATCTGGAACTCAAGGAGGAAGGACATCATAATGAATCAGAATTTAAAAAATAAAAAATATAAAGTACACGTAGCAGATTACAACCCTGAACAAAACAGTTTACTATGCTCATTTTCGAGTGATGAAACAAGAAAAGATGCAAAAGATTATCAATCTTTTAATTACGATTTAACTATGTACAAAGACATGACACCTGAAGATATTATAAAAGAAATAGCCAAAGGTGCTCCGACTATTTGTGAAGAAATAGAAAATAAAGAAAAATATACAATTGATGTAGAAGATGATGAGATATTTCAAAAACTTGAAAATAAAGATTTTGAATTTACACATGAAGAATTATTTCCTACTCTTTATCAAGAACCAATGACTTGGGCGGAAAAAGCAACCAAGGCTGCAGAAATATTAGAGACAGATCCTGATTATGATTTTGGTTTAGGGCCTGGAGTTATGCCTAGCATGGCTCCTACCCCAGATGAAATGTTACAGGAAAATACTGCACAACAATTAGAAGCTCAAAGTCCCTTAAGAGAATCTTTAGATTTAGATCCTATACGGGATGAAGTTAGGCCATCTATAAAGAGTGAAGAAATATGACAGTAATATTTGAGCCATTGCTACCTGCTATAGCAAAGTTTGATGATAATTTGCAGGTGTCATGGGGAAGTAACAATCCACCCATAGATGGGAATGGTAAAGGTTCTTTATTTTCTAGAACTGAAAAATGGGAAAGAGCACATTTAGATTTGCAAGACCCACACCCAACGTATCCTTTAATTCAACAATCTCAACAAACCCATGTCTTAATACAAGGTAAATCTAGAATTACTTGGAAATGGGTTGCGGATGATAATATTCAAGATGCAAATGTACAACAGTTTATGAATTACTTAAAAGGTTCTTCTTTTAAAGAATTAATATATGATGAAAACTATGATGCATTTGCTAAGAGTTATCACATAGATATTGAATATAAGTATGCTTATAGTGATTGGGATCAAACGCCTTTGTTTTATGATATACCATGTTCAGGAATATCAGTTGAATATTTATCAGATGATGTTGAAATGCTATGTATTATGAGATTATCAAATATAAAAAATTGGACATGTATACAAAAAGATTTAATGCCAAATGAGGAAACTGATGTTTCAAACGATGGAACTTATTGCTATATTATAGCTGGGGGCAAAGTTAATATAAATGGCGAAGAGCAAAAGTATCCTATATCAGTAAAAAGATTAACATCAGAAAATGCAACATATAAAAATATAGCCGACAAACCAATAAAGATATTAAAATATTATAGATAGGTAGCGTAATGAGCGCATTATTAAAATTATCACCACCATCACCTGGGATAGTTACTGAAGTTTCTGACTATCAAGCACAGATGAGATATACAGATGGAGATCTAGTAAGATTTAGAAATACCTTTCCTGAAAAATTAGGAGGGTGGGAACAACGTGATGCGTCTATAGGTTTTACTATTGGAGGAACTGTGAGAGCATTATTATCAGGCATAACTAATTTAGGACAAAGGTGGATTATATACGGTACTAATACTCATGTTTATTTAGAAAGCGGCGAAGCTTTTTATGATGTTACACCTTACAGAACAGCTACTAATGCTTTAACAAATCCATTTACAACTGGCTCAGCAGGATCTAATGAAGTTACTGTGACTTGGGCATCTCATGGTATTACAACCACAAATCCTGCATCAAGAGTTATCATATCTAGTATTGGATCAGGAACAGTTGATGGTGTTACTATTGCACCTGGAGAATATTTAGCTACTGTTATTAATGCTAATTCATTTACTATAACTCCTGTAGCAGGCACTGGAGCATCTATTTCAGGAACAGCTAGTTCAGGATCTACATCAGGTGGAGGGGCAGTAAACATTAGAGCGTTAACAAACAACGGGCCAGATGATAGCACAATAGGTTTTGGTTTTGGTGCAGGAACTTATGGGTCAAGTACTTGGAACACTGCTAGAAGCACAGGTATTGCACAAAACACACGAGTTTGGTCTTTTGACATGTGGGGCGAAGATATTGTAGCTTCTACTGGAGATGGTACAGAAGAAATATATTATTTCGATATGACAAATGTTACAGATAGAGGAGTTACTCTTTCTCAATATGTTACAACTCTTGGTCTGCCTACTACTGGTATACCTTCAAAAGTAGGACGAGTTTTAGTTTCCACACCAGACAGACATCTAATTGCTTTTGGATGTGAGCCTGAAGGTAGTACAGATTTTGATCCATTAACAGTAAGATTTGCATCTCAAGAAACTTTAAATATCTGGAATGCTGATGAGTTAAATTCAGCAGGTGATCAAAGATTAGGAACAGGTGCTGAAATAACTGCTGTTAGAAAGTCTAAGGGGCAACTATTAATTTGGACTGATCAAGATTTATATGGTATGCAATTTATTGGCCCACCATTTACATTTGCTTTTACTCAACTAGGTACACGAGCAGGAGCGTTATCTGTAAATTCTCCAGCAACTGTTGAAGGTGTAGCTTACTGGATTGGTGAAAATAATTTCTACGTATATGATGGAACAATTAAAGTGTTACCATGTCCTGTACATAATTTAATTTATGGAGGATTAAGGCCAGATTCAACAGTAAAAGAAACATTAAGTATGTTACAATCTCAGAAAATTTTTAGTGCACAAGTATCTAAATACAATGAGATTTGGTGGTTTTATGGAGCTGACTCAACTAACATAACAACAGACATAACCACACCTGCGACAGATATTAATAGATACGTAATATATAATTACGTAGACAACACTTGGTCAATTGGACAGTCGTTAGTAAGAACTGCTTGGGAAGATAGTGATACTTTTAGCACTCCAATAGCCGTTGACTTATCTGGAGTTGTCTACAATCAAGAAACAGGATTTGATAATAATGGTTCTGCTATGACTTCTTTTATACAAACAGGATATTTTAATGGTGATGAAAACGGAGATCAAGTTTTCTTTATGGATAGAATTATACCTGATACAACATTTGCTGCAGGTGATACTATTAAGACAGAAATAAACACTAAGCGATATCCTAACGATGCAAACGTAGTTACAAAAGGACCTTTCTCTATAAATTCTACACAAGGTAAATTAGATTTTAGAGCAAGAGGTAGAGCGTTTCAAGTAAAAATATTTAGTGATGCAACTGACACACAATGGCGATTAGGAACTTGGCGTGTGCGTGGACAACCAGATGGTACTAGGTAATGAGTTTATATAGTAAAGGAATATACCCAGAATTATCTGTTGAAGAAAGAACAAATAAAACTATTCTGGCTAGAACATATGACGCATTAATACAAGCATTAAGATTAAGGGATAACTCTTTAAGCCCTATACCAAGGCGCTTAGCAGATGATACAGAACAAAAATCTATGAATTGGTTTTTAGGATAATGGCAATAAAATATGAAATAGTAGGAAAATCACTAACGTCTACTTCACAGACTAGTTTGCTGACAGCTCCTGCTAAACAACAATTAATAATAAAATCTATTAGGGTTTCAACTATGGGAGTATTTACTCCTTCAGTGACCTTTGAAGTAACAGACAGTTCAGCGTCTGCTACATACACAATTGAACGATTAAAAGTATTAGTAGGAAATCAGACTATAGAGTTATTGACTCACCCGTTAATACTAGAAGAATCAGATATATTAAAAGTAACTTCTACTTCCACAGATCAGCTAGATATTGTAATCAGCTATATGGCAGTAGCTCAAAATGAATAAGGGTGCCCCCTTGCAAATAGGGGACATATAAGGTATAATATAATCATGGATAACAGCCAAAAGATGGACGTTACAGGTCCAGTACAACCTAATGATATTGTAATGCGTGCCTCTGAGATCGGGCAAAGTATGCCTGGTATCGGAGCTTTAGCTTATAAGCAAGCTAGAAAAGGGGCACAAAAAGGAGTCAAGGGTATACACATGATTCCTGAATCTAATAATCAAAATGTAGATTTTATGAATATAGCTCGGCAAAATGTAAATGCACAGCTAACTGGCATGGCCAATACAGTCGAGGCAGCTTCAGCTCCTCCTGGTCACATGCTGGCTTTTATTACACCACAAGAAGCAGGCATATTGAAACTACTTGGGGGTAGTGGTGAAATGACTGAGTCGGGTGTTCCTTCTTTCAGACCACCAGGACCAGGAGGATTTAGAGGTGGACAAATGAACTCTCCTTCATCAGAGAAAAAAGATAAAGATAAAGATAAAGACGATACTAGAAATAGAGATGGTATAAGCAGTCTTGATAAAGCTATGCAAAGAAACCCTAACAGATTTGCAGCAGCAGATGTAGCAGCAGCAACAGATAGAATTTCAGCTGCAGGAGGAAGTTTAGGTGATGAATTTGGAAGAGGCGGAAGAGATACTAGAGATCGAATAGCAAATTTAGGAATGACTCAAGCAGAGATTGATGAAGAATATGGCAAACAAACTACGGCAGGTAAAAGTTTAGCTGTCAGAGATATGATGACAAGAGCTTCTGGCTATAATCCAAACACAAAAGGTTATGATAATCCTTTTAATCAAGGCATGAGCTTAGATGTAGGATACGGTGCATACGATAAACTTATGCGTGGCGGATATACTCCAGCAGATATAGCTAGAATGGAGTTTGATCAAAGTAAAGGGTTATTAGGAGATATGAAGTTTAACGCTACTTTAGATGGAAAACCTGTTGGAGCATTTAATATAAATAAAGCAGGAGGATTCTTAGATAATATATTTGGTAGAGGCGGTTTTACTTTTACTAGAGATTATATGGATCAAGGAAATCGTGCTGGAAGAGATAGAAATAACAGAAGAAATTTTGTAGAACAAACTATTGCCCAAGAAGTAGGCAGTGGTGCTGGTGAAACTGGCGACTACTTAGATCCAAGTGACGCATATCTACCATCAGACTATACTAGTGATAGAATAACAGAAGGTGATTTAGTTCCAGGTCGAAGAAGATTTATGTTAAGAAGAGATGGTAAAAAAATTCCTGAAGGCGATAGTTTAACTTTAGATGAAATAAGAAACTATGCAATGGTAGGTGGTTTTAATTTACTAGAACCATTTAGTGAGTATCAAGCTAGAAGAAGACAATATTATGGACCACCTGATTTTGGTCAAGGTACAGACTTTGATTATTCAGGCTCAACATCAGGAGGTGGATAATGGCACTATTTGATTTTTTATTTGGTGGTGGACAATCTGCTCCTGCAGTTCAATCGTCAGGAATTCAAACTACTGATATACCTACATACGTAGCACAACCTTCAGCTCAATTAATTGGCGCAGCAGCAGATGTTGCTTCTGAAGATTATGTATCTTATGCAGGTCCAAGACTTGCTGGTTTAAGTCAAGCAGAACAAGATGCAATTGCACAACAAAGAGCACAAGCAGGAGAAGGATATGGTGCGGCAACAGCAGGTATTACGACATTAGGTGGTGCTGACCAATTCTTATCAGGTGCTTCAGGCACTCAAGGTTTAGTGCAAGAAGGTGCTAACTTATTAGGACGAGGTGCATCAAGTATATCAGCTGCTGACATACAGAACTATATTAACCCATATGTAACTCAAGCTTTAGATCCTGCAGCTAGAAGATTACGAGAAGAAACGCAAAGACAACAAATAGCAAATGCTGCAACAGCTGCACAGACTGGAGCGTTTGGAGGTAGTAGGCAAGCTGTTCTTGAAGGGATAACAAACAGAAGTTTAAGTCAGGGTATTAGTGATCTATATGCAAAAGGATATGGAAGTGCTTATGAGTCAGCTTTAAAAGCTGCACAAGATGATAGAAAACGTGAAGTGCAAGCAGGAACATCTATGGGTAGTTTAGCAAAAGCTTCAACAGGCGCTGCTGATTCAATGCGTAACATTGGACTAGCAGAAATTACTGGCGCAGCTACTAGACAAACTTTAGGTGCTGCAGACGTTGCTTCTCAACTAGGAGTGGGGGCACTAGAAAGAGGAGTAGATCAGCAAGCTTTAGATATTGCATATAGTGATTTCTTAAAAGAACAATATTACCCTAAAGAACAATTAACATTTATGAGTGGTATCTTACAAGGAGCACCGTATCCTGTAACTACATACACTCAAGCAACCGCACCAGGACAAGAAGGTCCTAGCGGATTCTCTCAACTATTAGGCTTTGGACTTAACGCAGCTAGTGTAGCTGGTGGTCTAGGCTGGACACCATTTGGATAGGATAAATTATGGCAGGACCAATGTCACCTTTTTTAGATTTGTATAAAGACGACGAAGAAGAAATGCAATATCAATATAGAAACCCTTATTCTTTGACTCCTATAGTAGAGGGTGGCATAGAGCAAAGGCAATATGAAGCAGATTTAAGAAAACCAAAATTTGAATACACTCCTACTTTTTTTGGAGAAGACAACAAAGATGTAGCTCCTGGCTATTATGATAATATTAATACATTTATGGGAGGCGAAGAACAAAGACAATCTGAAGCTGATTCAAGAAAACAACCTATGACATATACCCCTAAACGTTTTGAAGAGGTTGATGTATTTCCAATCAAGCGTTCTCCTGAAGCAGCAGCAGCTTTTGATAAAGAACAAAAAGCTATAGCTAAACAAGAAGCTTATGAGTCAAAAAGTTTCTTAGAAAAAATGTTTGATAAAGATGTCAGAGAAGGTGAATCTATTTCGAATGCCGATAAAACTTTTGCTAGTATGAATGCAATAAGTAGAAGATTACTAGAGCCTAGAAATCCTGGAGAATATCGTAGCTTCCTTGGAGATATAGCATTAGGATTAGATGATGCAGGTCAAGCAGTGAAAGCTTTAGAGACAGAAGCTTACAATAAAAAGATTGCTGAAGAAGACAGGGCAACGGATAAGGCGGCTGCAAATTTAGAAGCATTATTTAAACAAGCACAAATTAATGAGGCGACAGCACGAACAAGCAAGACGATGGCAGATGAACAAAAAGTTTATGCAGACATGAATATAGATCAGTCAAAAGAATATAGAGCAGGTCTTACTGATGCAGCTAACATAGCTGTAGACCTTAGACAAGCATCTTTACTTGACCCAAGTGCAGATCAACCTTCAGATCTATTAACAAATGATGCTAAGAACGCAATGATAGTAGTTCAAGGTGAAACGGGATTAGGTCCAGGAGATGCAGGCTACGCTGCAGCAGTTGCCGCTGAACTGATAAAAGGTTATAGTTTAGACCAGCAAAAAGCAATGTTAGAGGCGTTAAGCTTTGAATACATTTCAATGGTTGAAGATCCAAGTTTACAACAACAATTAACCGATATAAAAAATTCTCTTGTTATGAACATGGCAGGAGCACAAGGCTCTGGGAGTTCAGGTAACACTGTAAGTTACCAATCAGGAGTATTAAACAATTAAACCTAAGAGAGTTCGCTCTCTGAATACAATACGTAAGGAAACAAATGGCAGATAAGAAGCCTTTTAAAAGGCCAAACGATATTCGTACAATGTTAGGAGCAATATATAATGCTCGTGACCTTTCCAACTTAGATAAATTTATAACAGATGTAGCACAAATTGAAAGCTCTGGGGGCAAAAACCTTGAGAGTGATATAAGTTCAGCTAAAGGTATATATCAGTTTTTAACTGAAGGTGAAGGCAACGCATTTCAGACAGGTTTAAATAGAACTGCCGCTATGTACAGTCGAATGGGAAACATACCTGACTGGGTAGCTAAAGCCAAAAAACATAACGATCCAAATAAGCTCACACCCAAACAGCAAGAAGATGTCATGCTTGCTAACTTATACCAGCAAAAAGGAACTGATCAATATTTTTTAGGAATTTTAGAAGGCAACCCAAACGCTGCCGCACAATTATATGAAAAGTTTCATCACACTTCTAAAGATATAACTAAAGATAGACGCATATCAAATATTTTTGGAATAGAAGCTCGGGAGGAAGGTGGCCCAATAGAAGCGGGTAAACCTTATCTTGTTGGTGAAGCAGGACCTGAAATTATTATACCAGAACAATCTGGAACCGTAATACCAAACAATCAATTACCATCACCATTTAATACTGCTTTTGATTTTGGAGCTTTCTCCAATCAATACGCACAATTGTTTCCAGCAGAACCTGAAGCTGTGCCAGTTGTTGAAAAACCAAAAATGAAGTACATAAAGTTTGACGACCCAAGAGCACCTCAATTTGCTGTACCTGAAAATCTATCAAAGGAAGACATGCAGAAATATATGAAGTCTCCTTTCGTTGAACAAGAAATGTTTAACAAAGGTTACTTGTATAAGTATGGTTTAGATCCTGTAAGATATGATGATCCTACAGATTTAGACGATTGGAATTTTACTGCAGGTGCTAAGTCTGGCTTTGATAATTTAAAAGCTATTGGATCTGGTGTCTTATATACTATGGCTGATTTATTTGATAATGAAGATGGCAGAGAAAAGTTTTCTAAAATGGTCGCACAGTATAATCTCGACTCAGGTGTGCATATGTTTAAAGAAGGAGAAGAGGGGCAAGTTGATTTACGTATAACCACTATAGAAGATATGTTACAAGATGAAAATAAACTTGGATCATTTTTAGATTGGGCAGCTTTTAACATGGGAGTTGGTGCAGCAACTATGTTGCCATTAATAGGGGCAGCTGTTGTTGGTGGAGGTGTAGGAGCTGCGGTAGGAGCTGGTACTTTATTTACAATGCCAATAACAGGATCCGCAATAGGGCTTGGAGGATTATCTTTCTTACTAGGTTCATATGCAATGGGTGTTGGTGAAGCAACTAATGCACAACTAGAAAGATCAGGAGATTCTAATGCAGCTATATCCATAGCCGCAGGTGTTCCTTACGCTGCTGCTGAATTAGCATTTGGTGCGAGTTCTCAAATTATATCAGCGTTTGCTAAGAGAGCTACTTTAGGTGGTATAAAAGAGAATGTAGGTAATTTAGTAAAAACTAGATTTAATAAAGCAGTTACAGATCCGTCTATTATAAAAGAAGTATCTAAAGGTGTAGCGAAAGGTTTTGCAGGAGAGGCTACCGCCGAAGGATTGCAAGAAATTATTACCTCATCTGCTGCAGAGATTGGAGCAAATGCAAGTTTAAAAGATTTATATAGCACTCCAGAATTTTGGAAACAAGTAGGAGAAGCTGCTGCAGCTGGTGGTGTTGCAGGTTTTGGTATTGGGGTAGTACCTGGAGCAATAAATTACGCAAAGCAAAGTAAATCTAAAGTCAAAGGTACGTTTGGCACAGGAGAAATAAATCCAACTGAAACTGAAACTATAAAGAAAACAGGAGCTACGGTTGGTGATACTGTAACTATCGAAGGAGCTTATCAAGCAGATAATCCTGAATTTGAAACAGATAAAAATCCTCCAGAGTTTACTATATTAGGTGAAACAACAAACATTGACGGATCAAAAAACATTGTACTAAGAAGCACTACGACTAATACTATTCAATTATTAAATGAAAAGGATGCAAGTAAAGTAATTAAAGTAGAACAAAACGCAGTTGATAAACAAGAAACAACAGAGAAGTTTGAAAAAGAAGAACCAGTTCCTAGTGATGCTAGAATGCAAAGGGTTATTGCAGAATTAAAAAGAAGAGGACTTAGTACTTCAGATATTATAAATAATGTACTAGAAGAAGATGGATTAAAAAGTAAAGAAGATTGGAAAAGAAACGCATTGGAAGAAACTAGTGTAGAGTTTGAGAACTATGATGAAGGAATAGCAGCAGGTGAAACTATGGCATCTTTACCTGGTTGGATGAAAGCGTTAGATCCAAAGAACAGAAACGATGAAGATGTAGATGTGATTTTAGAAAGAGAGTGGGTAAAGTGGACTAAGAGAACATTAAACAACTCTGTAAACAATCAAACTTTAAATAACATTACAAAAAAAGAACAAGAACAACTGGCTAAACTAGGGTATGATAATGGGCCACAAGGACAAGCCTTAATACAAACACATAGAAGAGATTTTAACAGAGTTAAATCTGATGCAAAAACTAATAGAGGTAGACAACGAATAAAAGAAATTATTGATCAAGGCATTCCATATGAGCCTATGACAGTAAGTACAAGAACTTTAGTAGAGAGTCGTAGGGTGCCCCCTTTAAATCAGCGGAATGATCAAGAGTTTGAAAACTTAACACAGCAACAAAAACTAGCAGACTTTGAAACTGCAAAGGTTGATGAAGAAATACAATCGTTAAGATTACAAAAAAGAAATCTAGATACAAAAGATCCTACGTATAAACAAAATATAAGAGATATAAATATTCAGATAAACGATTTACAAACTCAAAAAGAAGCTAGAGTATTAGAAGCGTCAAGTGCTTTAGGAAGAATAGATGCTATAGTTGATATATTAAATAGATTAGATGTCCAAGGTATTAAGTTTAATCCTAAACAAATGCTTAGAGCTGCTTTAAAAATAGCTAAGAAACAAAAAAATCAAATAGAAATAAATGCGTTACAAGGGGCACTAGATAAGGCTAGAACTGAATACACTCCACTAATTAGATTCGGAACAGGCACTGTATTTGTTTACTCAGACATAATGGTAGATACAGCTAGGAAAGAAATAAAATTCTTAGAGAGTCAAAGAAAGGGAGGGGCAGAAGGTCTTTCAGCGGCGGAAGTTGAAGCGTTAACTGATGAGCAAAAAGCAACTTACATAGACCAGACTGAAAAGATACAAGAGTTTCAAGATATAATAGAAGTTTCTTTAGCAAAAAGAAAAGAATTAAATACCTTACTAGAAAGTTTTAACATAGAACCTTTGTTGAATTTTAAAGATAACAAACCAAGAATACCTGGCGCTCAAACAATAGAAAAAGTTAAAAAACAAATTAGACAAATAAGAAAAGAGTTATATGGGTATGATGAAAATGTGTACGAAAAAAATGTAGATACTTATTGGAGTGTCTCAAACTATCCTAATTCTTTAGATCGTCCAAAGCTATCACTTGAAGCTATAAAGTCAATGGCTGTAATTAGTGATCAGTTTCAGAAAGAGCTTAATCAACTAGGGCTAGACAATCTTAGCATTAGATTAGTTGATTCTATAATGACAGAAGAGGGCACAGTATTAAACGGTAGATACTTTGGAGGTTTAGGTTTAATTGAAGTTGCTATGAATGCTACTACTCCTGTTGACAATATAGCGCTAGCAGATTCACAACGTTACACCATGCATCATGAATCAATGCATTATATATTTAATAATTTATTAACACCAAAGGAACAAAACGTATTACGTGATGCGGCTCGAAAAACTTTAATTAATAGATACAACATTAAAAATAGATATGGTCCGTTTGGTTTAAATCAAAGTCAAATGGAAGAAGAAGCAATCTCTGACTACTTTGCAGAATATATGGCAACCACCCCAAATGGGGCATTAGATAGTCCTAAAGGTATAATAGGTAGAGTATTTGAAAGGATAAGAACTTATTTAATTACGTTAGCGAATATACTTAGAAACAATGGATTAAATGGAGCCAATCAAGTGTTTGATAAATTAGACTATGGCACAGTTATAGCAAGACGAGCTATCATGTCTAAAGCTGTTATGGAAACCACAGAGATAAGTAACATAGCTAAAGCTGCAGGCATATCTGTAGACGAAGCCCAGGCATTTATACAAAGAGGACTTAAAAAAACTAAAGTATTAAATTCAGGATATAATACAGGAAGTATTACAGATAACATAGGTTTATATAATTCATTCATATTATATCAACAACCAAGAACGGGATTAATGACTGATCCAAGTTTACGGAAAATAACTGCGTTAGTAAACGGTTTAATGAAATCGCTTACAACTAAAGTGGGTCTACCAAATATAAGTGAAGCTAATTATTATCTAGCAGAGCTAAAGAAAGTAACTTCTCAAGAACTGAATGCAGCAATAGCTTCTTTACAAAGTGCAGATTTAAATTTTGCAGACAAGTTTGAAACATTCAGTGCTATGGAATTAGGGACTGCAACCAGGGCACAAAGACAAGTGATGAACCTTTTAGCTTCTTTAAATTCTAGAACTCAAGGCGTAGAAATATTTACTAACAGATTAAATAGAATTACATTACCGACTGAATCTGATTTAAGAATAGCAGGTTCTATTAAAAAGACATATCACTTTACTTCTCAAGGTTCAACTATTCCTGTGCTTGAAACAGGTAAAATTAGTGAATTAGGTTTGCATTTTGCAAGCAGTGAAATGCAAGCAAAAGATAGATACAACATGAAAGTAAGGCGAGGAGAGACTACGCTAATACCAGTTGTAGGAAGACGAACAAAAACGGGCGGCGTATTATTTCAAGATGGTCGCTTTGATATAGACGAAGCAACTGAGGAAGATTTAGGTAGTATTAATACAGCAATATTATACATTAACAATCCATTAAGGATGCCAGACATGGGAAACTGGGATACATTTGAAGTTTTAGAGAGGCTTACTGAAACACCTACCAGTAAAAACTTTAGAGCTTTTAGAACTTTTTATAACACTATTGATGTTTCTCCTGTTCTATTTACAGAAAAAGAAAATGCTGCAATATCTCGTGCGTTAGGAGAAATTGAGGCTAACTTTATGGAGGGTAAAAGTCAGTTTAAAAATTACAAAAATATGCAGTCAGCTTACTTAGTAAAAAAAATAAAAGAAAGAGGTTATGATGGTATTGTATATGTTAACATGGCTGAAGGCATGCGTGCAGGTGATTTTGATAGGGGAGTAGAAAAAGGGGCACAGGAATCTTTTATAGTTTTTGATAGCAATCAAATACAAGAGGTTGAGTTCAACAGCAATCCAGATTTTACAGACATAAACTATCAAGCATCAGTGCAAATGCAAGAGTCAGTTGCAGATGATGAGTTAAGTAAACCTGAAACAATGAACAGGCAGCAACAAAAAGAAGGTAACAAATTACTTAAAGATACAGCAGAAGCTACTGATAAAATATTTGAAGATGGTAAAGAAGCTAGTTTAAAAGATATAAGTTTATTTGGTAAGTGGGCAAATCATGCCAGAAACTTTGCTACCAAATATCCTGTAGTTGCACGTTTATGGGATTCAATATCTAAGATGGAGCAAAAAGGTAGAGAAATACAAACACAATTTGTTATGAACATGCGCCTATACTTTGATGTTATAAACAATGTGGAAGGAGCAAAGGTGGCACTAGCTAAAGCTCACATAATATCTCAACAAGAAGGTGCACAAGGTAGATACAGAAGAGATGCCAACGGTCAAATTATATTTGTATCACCAATAGACATGACCACAGGCGGCTTCGGTGAAAATCTAATAACCATAAAAAAGGGTGAGATAGTTATACTAGAGGGTGATATTGCCATAGCTTATGAAGAAGCTCAGTTAGCAATACAAAACATACTTGAAGAAATAAAAAAGGGAACTATCGCATCTAACTATGTAGATGATATTATTAACGCTGCTCAAATGATAAATATAATGGATCCTAATTTATTACAACGATCAGGTTTAGATGTCAGTGCATTGAATAAAGATACTGTGGAAAATATTAACTTTCAACAACTAAGTGCTATAGTAATTGGACTACAGACAATGGAACAGAGACAAATAGATTCAGCACAATTAGAATTATTTGCCCCTCTTCCTGTTATCCAACAGTTACTAGGGACAGAAGAACAAGGACTAAAAGCTTTACAAAAACAACTAGGCATATATGAAGACTACAAGACATTTGATTATGTGCCACTACAAAGATATGGAGAATTCTACGTTACTGTTAAAGATTCTGAAGGCAAAATAATTCATGCTGAAAGTATAGAAAAACCTTTTGTAGAAGAACGTGCAACAGGAAACACATTTGAGGGTAAGAAAAATCAAGTCTTGCAAAAACTTGCTAGACTTTATCCACCATCCGCAGGGTTTGAGATATCAGATGTAAAAGAAGATAAACCTACTATGCGTCAAAAATTAATAGAAGAGTTTTCTATGCTAGATTTATTAGCATCTAGGATGTCAGAACCTACAGCGACAGCTTATGCAGAAGCTAGAAAAGAATTAGATAGGCGAATAGGTGGGGGCACCTTAGTGGGATTTGATCAATTCTTACGAGGAAGAAAACAAATTGGAGGTGTACCAGGATTTGATGGAGATATACTAAGAGGTATTACTTCGTTTGGTATGGTGGCATCAGAGTATGCTGCAAGAAATAGATTCTTAAAAGAGGTGCGTGATAGAACATCATCCGCTATAAAATATACAGAACAATCAGGTAATCAAAGACCAAGGCTACGAGAAGCTATACAGAATATGGTAGATTATGGCGTAGATAATGCACACCATCATGAGTTTGCATCGCTTAGACGAATGGGATTCTGGTGGTTTTTAGGCGGTAACCTATCGTCTGGTATACTACAAATAATGAGTGCGGTGCAGTTTACTGGACCAATTTTAGCTCAGTTTAGTAATTCTGCTGTAGTTCTAAAAGAAATGACAAGAGCTGCTGCAGATGTAGGTAAAATGATTACGTTTACCAACAATGAATTCAATGATGTTTATTTAGACTTTGATAAGATACCTGCAGACGTTAGAGAAGCAGTCAAAGAAGATGTGGCTAATGGTATTATTAAACAAGGACAAGCAATATACGAAGCAGGCATGGCTCCAGGTTACGCTATGACTCCAACTGAAAAAACAAAAGCACGAGCTAGAACAAGACAATTTGAACAAAGCATTATGGGCGGTGTCTTTAATACCTTCGAAACTATATCTCGTTTAACCGCTTACATATCTGCATATAGAATAGCCAATAATGATGCTGTAATGGAAAAAGCAAACGATTACTATGGATCGTCCAATAAATTGTGGAATGCTTATAAAGAACGTAGAGGTGGCGTAGCTACTCGACAGGACTTTGCCAGAATATTAGTTGACGATACGTTTGGTGATTATTCTAAAGCAAATAGACCTAAAATTATGAGAGGACCTGGCTCAGTATTCTTCTTATTCCAAACTTATATAAGTCAAATGTTCTTCCTATTACACAGACTAATGACACAGGGTGGCCCTCAAGGTAGAAAAATGTTTGCAAGAGTTATGCTCATGTTGTTTGCTACAGGAGGATTAATGGGTATGCCAGGCATGGAAGAGCTTGATCAAGTTTATAGACTGATACAAAGAATGAGAGGTGTAAATGAAGACATGAGAACTGTGATGCGTGAAATGTTTGCAGAAACTGTAGGCCCACAAGCTACAGAATATTTAATGCAAGGTGTCATAGAAGCAGGAACGGGGGCAAGTGTACAGCGTAGACTATCTTTAGGTGAAGTACCAGGATCTGCTCAGATAAGAGCACTTTTAAATATGCTAGGTTTCCCTACTGGAGCTAGAGTTGAAGAATTCTTAGGAGCACCTGGTGCAGTATTTATAGACTCAGCTAGAGAAATGAAAGACATATTTGCAAAAGATGGAGTTGCAGCATTTTATGAAGATTTAGATTTATACATGGCTGCTATGCCTACGTTCATTAAAAATTTATACAGAGCTACATATAAATATCCAACTGAAGGATACGTAGAAACTAAATACGGCACTATTGTTACCGCAGATTTAACGGCTTTAGATTTAATAAAACAAGGTATGGGATTTACTCCTACTAAAATTTCTAAAGAAAGAACTGCTCTATACTACGACAAAGCAATAGAGGGTAAGTATAGTGGAAAAATTAGAGGATTTAATACTAAACTTAAAAGAGCCTACCGAGACATGTACATAGGACTAAACGTAAACCGTGATCCAGACATGGTTAGAGATGCACAACTAGAAATTAATAAAATTATGAGAGAGGTTATGGCGTTTAATAACAAAGTAGGATACGAATACATGTACTTTCCACAGTTAAGTAGATTACGATCAGAAGGAATACAGCAAGCAAATACAACATACCGTAATCTTCAGACTGATAAAAGCACAAAACGTTTAAAAGATAAGATGCGTGAGTCTTTAAATATTAAAGATTCCAACTAACATTTCTATATATCCAAATTAACCATTCCATTGGATTATGCTGTCCGCCGTAGGGTGAATAGTGTAAGATTAAAGCTAC